TGGCGCATTTAATCTCTACGAGTCCCTCGCCCACGAAACCGTCAGGCGACGCGCCAGACCCCGGCACAGAGGCGTGCGGGATAAACCCCACCTCCTCTACTAACTCGCCTGACTTTGCGCTGTACGCAGCCCTCGCTTGTGGCTCGGTCTGTGTACCCCATTCCATCGCGGCGTTGCTGAACCCTTCCGTGGGCTTGCCTGTTAGCCGCTCACACACCAACTGCGCCATGTAGTTGTCACGCGATGCGCCATAACCTTTAGCGGTCTTGGCGATGACATCGGCTACGCGAGATGCCGTAACCCGGCCCAACCGAGCCTTATGCCAAGCCTCGGTACGTTGCAGTTCGGTCATTGCGGTTTCTCGGATCGGTTAATGTTGTAGCCCATCACAACTGCGTTTTCTTCCCGCAATTCAATTTCTAACTGAATTTTCATCGCCAATTGCTTTTCTAACGCCGACGCAATTTTGTCAATGACGGCTGGCGTAACAAAAATTTTGTGCGTTGGATCAACCTTCAAACGAAAGTAAACCTCTTTTCCAAAATCCTCAAATGCATCTAAAGTTGATGCTGAAATTAATTCTTTCGCCACGCCGGTTAATTCAAGCGTTTTTACAAATTCGCTCCAATTGTTCATGCTGCCTCCGGCGGTGTCAGTTCTTTCTTGCGTGCGGTGAAGTAGTCAATGTGCGCCATCCGCTGCTCTTTGGTCAGCTGCTTGAACAACTTGGTCAGTTCGTCCAGCGTGGCTGCACCGTTGATAAGTGCGATGAGGTCATCATCTACCGGCGGGGATGCACCCTCGGGCAAGTCCTCACCCGCGTAGATGTAGAGGCCAAGGCCAAACATAGCGATGCACTTGGCAAGGCAACGCATGACAGCGGTATTCACAGAGAACGCATCGGGGTTTGTAATCGCACGATTACGGTTGTCCATCACCGGCAACACGCAAGACTTGGTGTCGCCTTTAATCGTCACGCTGACCTTTACCATCGCGGTGCCGTCAGGCATAAACATCGCAGGGCGATCCGACCATTCGTGCGCGATCCACACGGCTGTGGAGTCTATCTTCAGCACTTCTGCCCACGCCCAAGCCCACGACAGGTAAGACAAATTGTTCTTCTTTTCGACGTGGTCGTTGACGTTGATCCTTAGTAATTCACTCATCGGTTCTTCTCCAGTCGTCTAATGCGCTCCTGCTCTCGCGTTCCTGCATTTCAAAATCCTGCTGGTGCCACCACGAGTCGTCGTCCTGCCAGGGGTTATCTTGTTCCATGTAGGCGGTCTCGCTGTCCGCGAAGACGCGGCAAGAAGCGGCGTGAGCGTGGCAAGCTGCTTCCAGGTCCTGAAGCTCTGCATCAGACAGGCAATGAAGGTCAGCCTTGGCGTTGATGTTGACGCAATCGCCGATGCCTGCTGCGCGTGCCAGCACGCCCTCCGGGAAGTAGCCCAAGATCCAGACTTCGTTGAGGTCTACGAATTCGCCATCCTCCGTGGTGTCAATCCCATGCGAGTAGTGCAGTTCCATTTCGCAAAGAAGACCGCAGATGTGTCTTTTGACTTTGAAGTGTCGTTGGACGTTGCGAGAATCGCGAGTGATGAGACTCACGACTGCACCTCCGCGTCGTCGTCGCCATCACTGGCGGCGAGGTCGAAAGCATCTGCCATTCCAATCGTCTCAACGACCTCGTACACGACGCGTTCACACTGGTGACGGGTTGATCGTTTTGACCAGCGTTGTTCGTTTTCACCGATGACCCAGACCCAGCCGCCTGGCACCTCGCGGGCATCGCCCAAATAGGCTGAAACGCGGTCGGCAATCTGCCGCTCGTAGTCGCACTGCGACTCTTCCGAGTCGTGTCCGAAATCGCCGAGGTTCTTGTCGTCGCCGACAATCATTTGCTTCAGATCACTCATGGTTCCTCCTCCGCATCAGTAGCCCAGAGATCAGGGTTTCCGGGCCAGTTCGATTTCACGCGCACCCAGCGCGGCGGGGATGACGAAACAACTAGCTGTTTGGGCGGCGTGTTGCCGCCCGCCGACCAGTACCGGTTGCCGTCCATGCCCGTGTCGTAAACCCTGCGCGTCCAATGTCCGGGGTGATCCTCGCAGCCACGAACGTCAGCGATGTCCCAGCCGAAATGCTCAGCGATCTGCGATGCGATGGGCTTGCTCATGGTTCCTCCTCATAGTTGAGCCGCTCGGCAGCGGCTTTGCGAACGCCTTGTCTGCCTGCCGCAGGGCGCGGCGCTTGCAGTTTTTAATGTCGCGCTCGGACAAATTGACCGCAAGCGACTCCGCGAGCGCCGCCGCTTTACGCGCCTTCTGATCGGTCGGCGCAGTGAGAGCGAGAAAAAGTGCCAGCGTGACCGCGTCCTGCGTATCGCTGGGGGCTTTCATGACTGCACCTGCCGCGCTTTTTTTCGCTGCCGGTACCGGCGGCAACGATCCGCGTTCGCTGTTTTTTTGGCGTACAACTGCTCTGCGATCACCTGATTGATGTGCTGCTCGGTCGCAGCTCGCGTCCAAGCCTCCCCGAGGGGACCTGATTCGATCCAGTGATGTCTTGAACCCATTTTCTTGCCCTCTCAAATTTTGATGAAGTTAGTGATGCTGTTTTTTTCTTCCAAGCTTTGAAAAAAGTACACGGCGTCGGGGTCACCGAACGACGGTACGAACGGCCCAAACTTCCCGTACATAATGTCGATGCTGCCGAAGCCTTTGTCCTCGCTGCCCGACTGTTTTTCGCGCTGCGCTTCGATGTAGCGCCATGCCGCAGCCTTCGACTTGATCCCCAAAGCATTGTCTTTCTTTTGACGTTCTCGAGCGGTGCAGCGGTCGATCAACGCAACTACCCGCGCCACCTCTTCGTGGCTTTTAGGATAGAAGCCCAGGCAGTCGCCAGCCAAATGATGCCATTCGACGCCCGTGCACGACGCTTCGCCATCCGACAGCAATAGCCGTCGCTGGATTTTAAAGGTCGGGGTTCCGGCCCGCATGGCGTTCATGGAATCGCGTCGCATGATCATGGCGTGGCGCTCGATTCCAACGCTTCAGCCTTGGCAATAGCCAAATGGGCGTCAGTCAATAACTTTTGAAGGTCTTCGAATTCACAATCGAGTTCCACGCGCAGAAGCCAATGCCCATCTCCGCAATACGTTTCTTTTCTTGACGACGGTATCATTACTATGTCAGTCATCAGCCGTCTTACTTCTTGCGCGACGGCTAGCAGGTCAGGCGCGGCGGCGATCAGATTCACGTTAGCGCAGCGTTCTCCGGCTCGCTTGTGCCTGAACGCGCCGGGGTCGCACACGGCGATGGGAAACCCGTCCGGCCCCAATATCCAGTTTTTTTCGAAATTCTTCCAGGGGCCGGGCGTGTGTTTGCTGTTTTTTTGGGACATTTTCATTCACTCCAGGACTTGGTCTCGTCAGCGGCAGCGATACTGCCGGACACTCACCGACGCGGGCTTGCGTCGGTGAATGTTTCGACCTCATTTAAGGTTCTTCAGGCCGCTGAAGAATCGTTTCTCAAATTGCTTCTCCCATTTAGAAAAGTTTGGGTTTCGTCCGAATATGAGCGCCTCGCGGCGCTCGGCATCGGCGCGTGCTGCTTTCTGAACCTCAAAAATTTTCCTCCGCGCCCATCTGCGACCGTGCGCCATCGCCTCTTCAAGGGTCGCCGCGCTGTAGTATCTGATGCTGCCCCGCCCGCTGGCTCTGCTTTTCATAACGAACTTAACGTTGCCTTCGCTGTCTGTCGTGTCCCATTCCGGGTGCTCTTCGCGCGTGCTGATGAAAAAGAAGTAGTTGTCGCTGATGCAGCGCGGCGCGGCGTCCAAGTGTGGGCAGCGCAGCACTAGAACCGACGAGCCGTCCCGAAAGAAATGCTTAACAAATTCGATGTTGATGACTTTCGATGTGGACATTTCTGTTGCTCCTTCGATTACTTGTTACCTGTCTGTGGCATTCCGGTCATTCGTCCAGCACGACGTCGGAGACCGGACGGCTGGATGATAGGAAACTTGACACGGCTTGTCAAGCCTACTTGCACACCTTATTATGGCGCTATGAATCCGCAGGAACTAGTTCGAAAGTACGGCTCGCAAACCGCAGTAGCCCGCGCCTTCGGCGTCACCCGGTCTGCTGTTCAGCAGTGGGTCAAAGCTGCCCAAGTGCCGCGTGCGCGGCTGTGGCAGGCCAAGGCCGGCCTCGTGAAGCCGCCCCAGGGCCTCTACGCTGGCCGCAAGTCGGCAAGTCAAGGGGGGGGTATAGGGGGGGGTATAGGGGGGGGCCAAAATCGGCTCTGAAGCCGTCACGTAGGCT